CTAGTTTAGCAGCGAAATATCTATTAAATAGATATACGTTCAACGATCAGCCCCTGGCGGGGGCGTAGAACCACAAGCTTATGGTGGAAGAAAAATCCTGGCCCTATATCGGAAATAGGGACGACATATGATCTCGTCACTCCTTGTAATGGGGGTGGATGGAATTGACCATCTGATATTGAGTTGCGTCAATATCAAAAGACAACGGTTACGGTTTATCAGTAATTGGTAAACTATTAGAGACTCCAGTAAAGAAAAACCTTTACTATGAAATCAAAGATAGAGTCTTAGAAGAAACTACCGATGGCAATCGTATTATTAGAAATAAACGTAAGACCAAAGTATATGGTCTTACTTCTACAAATAACATTCGTGATCTTTTAGTAGAAATACTTAGAGAACGGGTTACTTATCATAAAGATAAATTCATCTCTCCAAGCATCTATCAAGAGATGCGTGGTTTAGAAGTAAAACGTAATGGCAAGATAGAACACTCTGCCTTAACACACGATGACCAAATATTCTCATACTTAGTTGCACTTTATGTATGGTATGAAGGCAAGAACCTAAGAGAATTATTTGGTATTGAAAAAGGTTCTATTAAAACAGAAGATGATATTGATGAAATTCTCGATATGGGCATAGATGAGAACATGACAGATATCACTCAAGAGATCGAGTATATAAATCGATCTGATGATGATAGAGGTTCGGATGTCCAAAGACAAATGGGAGAAATGCAGAAAGCTGTTGATACTCTATTCGGGGAATACATGATGAAACAGAGAAAACAAGAAACTGCACTCCTAAGAGAAATGCTTCAAAATCCAGTTGTAAGAGAAGCTTATGCTAGAAAGTATAAAATCAATCCAGATGATGTATCTATTGATGATGAATATTCTATGGCATCAAATAACAGCAACCTTCCTACATCTGTTTTCTTAGACTTTAATAAAGATGAAGATGAAATGTCTCAAAGCTCTATTTATAATCTTATGAACGCTGGAGAGCGTGACCTCTATTATGAAAACAATAGAGAAGATAATGGGTTACAATAGAGCAAGATAAAATATAATAAGAGTTATGATAAGAGGAGTTATATAAATATCATGAGTGAGTTAGTAGACCTAGTAGATGAGGTATTGAAATCTGATTTGGTAAAAACTTATAGATCTTCATTTAATAAGGTGATATTCTTAGATAGTTTTGATCTCGAAGATATCTATGATGAAAATCGTCACTATTGCGAAATGAAAGGAATAATAGTTGATATCAATACTAAGGAACTTTATATTGATAAAGAAGAGCTTTATAAAGAATCAGAATCAAGGAATTCAGCTTCATTACTAGAGCTTATTCAATTTAGAATATTACTAGGATTGGGATTCCTAAATATTCAAAAGACGTCTAAAAAATTTGAAGATATGCAGTATTGGGTTATTAGTTTCCATCATGCTGTGGCTTCTATTCTACAGAATGATATCAATAACGAATATGGTTATGAATTAATGGATGACTTCTACTATTTCTTTAGAATAGTGACGGGGAGAAGTTATTTTACATTCAAAACTAATAATAACAAATTGGTTAGATCTCGTTATAAAATTACGTATCAACAAATGGCCTAATATCTACATTCTTCAATATAAAAAATTAAGCTACTGGTTACAAATAGATAAGAACTTTGTAAACTTTTCGTCGTTATAACCGAGGTACCGCCCAATGTTAGATTTCCTTATGAATAACAGAGAGTACGAGCTCCAATCTGATAATCAGTTAGCTAGTATTCTTGTTCAATTTGATAGCGATTATGCTATGAATGTTGTCGAAGATACTTTGACTCAAATGTTTAACCGCTTCGATACTTTACCTAAACCAAATATCGTTAAAGCGTTTAAACAAACGTTCCAACAATTATACACAACTTATCCATATGATCAAGAGCAGATTGCTGCTAAAGAAAAAGAGATGTATAGAGATATCATCTCTTCTGTTTCTAAAAAATATGGATTCCAATTTATTGAAAATGAAGATACTGATTTATATCTTGCTGCGATGTTTGTATATGATTTCTTCGTATCTAATTTCAATAATTATTTAGTATCCTTCTTCTCTAGATTCCTTTATGAAGAAAGAGATAATATCTATTCTACATTTAATCTAGAACAATTGAAACTCAATAAAGATATGAGTTCCAATTATGGTAAAGCAGTATTTGGTCAAGATAATGCACTATTGGTTATCACTGCTAATCTTCCTTTAGTATTATCCTATATTAAGAATATGGAAGTTAATGATACTACAGTCTATGGCTATGCATATGGTAACGACTTCAATATCGTTAATCTATTCTTATCTCAAATCACTAATGGTATCCCACTATTTGTATTATATAATCAATTGATTAATAATGACATTCTTCGTGGTGATATCATCACATTAGTTAGACTAAAAATGCAACAAGATTATTTCGAATCTCTCGATCCTAAAGTTGCAGCTACTATGGGTTAATACTTGGAGGATTTATGACTGAAGAAACGATTTTAAAACCATCTGAAATTCTCGAAAATGAAACTGAAGAGATGAATCGTACTATCAAAGAATTAGAAGCTGAATTAGACGAAGAGTTAAATGAACCTCTATTCAAAGGTAAGCATGATATCTCTGGATCTTTGTTCTTTAAACATACTAAGCTTAATGCTAGATATATTCAAAAGATCTTCGATATCTATTATGAGGATAAAGATCTTAAGAAAAGAGATTTGATGGTTGATGAGCTTAAAGCTGAAGCTGATAAAGATAATGAAGAAACTAAGAAGATAATCAATAAAGTATATCTAGCTTATAAGATGGCTAACTTTACTTCTCAAGCTTATCCAGCAATCTTTGTAAATGCTTTAAGAACTAATATCATGAAGATCTACAATAATGAAGTTAGATTAAGAAGATCTATCGAAGATTTATATACTGCTAGAAACAAATCTGGATTTACATTCAATGCATTTTTACCAGAATTGGCTGATGCCGTATTAGTACATTTTGGATTCAAGCTAAAAGATGGAGCTGAGAAGAAATATGACTTCGGAGCTTTATTCTCTATCGTATTATCCAAAGTAGCTAGAAATGTATCTCCATTTGATGCTTGTACTAACTTCTTTATTATGATGCTTATGAAGAATATCTCTATCTGGTCTTATATGACTCAAAAACAAGTTGATGAGTATCCAGAAGTTAATAATCAAATTAGAGAGTTCTTTAAACTATTAGTTTTAGTTTATAGCGCTGCAAACCCTCCTACTAAGGAAGAATTAGAAGCAAGAGCTAAAGAAATTACAGCTGATGTAGAGGATATCAAGGATACCCCACTACAAGAAGCAACAAATGCCACAGTTCAACGAATTGATGAATAAACAACATGGATAAGGGATTAATTTCCCTTATCCATCTTCTTGTGTGTTCACATCTTTATAATACTAAATTTCTAAAGGAGGTAAAGTAAATGTCTGAATGCAAATCTTGCAATTCTAATAATCAATACACTGTTGTTTCTAGCAGTTCTAATAATGGTAATTGTTATGACATTAATCATGTATTTGATCCAACACCTGCATACAATGGCGGAACAGTTGGTGGAAGATGTTGCTCTGATTATACTACTACAAAGAATTCTAATATCACTCCAGGTCAAATGAGTGGTTTATATAGAGCTGATGGTCCTTTGAATTTGGCTTGTTGTCAATGTACTCCTTCTATGATTTTAGGGGTAGATGTAAACCAAAAATGTACTTTAGTAGTCACTATTAAATATAGTGATTCTAGTATGAATGTTTCTCTTGAATTAGAAGCTGGCAAGGTTTATACTTTCCAATATATAGAAGATGGTGTATTAAAACAAGTTACTGGTAAGCTTACAGATATCTATAAGACTTATGATTGTAACAACAACACTTTATTCAAATTAGCTGTTGATAGCTCTGTAGATTATACTACTAGTAGAACAATAATCAAATCTGATCAATTACGAGGAGTATCCGAATATTCTAAGTTTGCTGATCAAGATCCAACAATTGATAACTCTATTCATAGATATGGTACGACTACTGCAGAGGTCATCAAAGATGCTGTTGTAGTAAATGCTATTATTGATAAGAATGGTAACCTTATTGAAGGTACTATTATTGATGGCAAAATTAATGGTTATACTGTTGATGGTTTGGCTCAAGGTAAGAATGACCGTATGGTTCCAATTACAGTAATTAATGGACAAACTATGAATGGTACTATTACAGAAGGTCAAATCCTTAATGGTATTTTAAGATCTGGTAGTGTAGATGGCGAAAAAGATCCTAAAACAGAAATCACTTCTAAAGCTACTGTTACTGGTACTATCTCTAATGTGATTGCTATCAATACAATTGTTTCTGGCGGTAAAACTTCTAATGGTACTATCATCAATCCTGTAATCAATAATAGTATTCTTACTAATGGTATTATTACTGGTAATGAGATGGTCACTACTGGTGGTATTACAGTAGGCGATATTACAACAGGTGGTACTACTAAAGGTGGTATTGGTGAAGGCGGTATTGCTACTGGATGTATCAATGGTAAACAATTCACTATTGAAGGCGGTAAAACTACTGGCAATCTAGTATCTACTGGTGGTACTCTAGTAGGTGGTACTATTATTGGTGGTACTAAAGTTGGTAGAACTATTGTAAACGCTGTTATTAAAGGTGGTGTATATAGCAATGGTGTTACTACTGGAGGAAATACGTCTGAGGGTGTTATTACCACTTCTAAAGCGGATACAACCCCTATTGCTAAAAATGCTGGTAGAGGAAATACTTCCATGCCTAAAGTTATTAAACAATTTGATGTACCAGTAGATGGACATGAGAACCAATGCGGTTGTCACACTAATGAAGAAGTAATGTATAAAAATGGCCTGATCTTATTTGCAGATAGACACTTCCATAATTTTGGAACTAATATGAGTGCTGACTGGGAAGAAAGAGCTGGTATTTGTACCGACGACTGTAATAACTAAACTAATCCCTAAGGAGTTAATTCTCCTTAGGGTATTTTCTATTTCCTTGACTTACTTATAATAGATATTTTTAGGATAGGAGATGAATCCGAATGAGTGAAGCACTTATTAACGACAGTCAATTGATGAGTTATCTATTAACTCATGATATCAATTATAGAGACTATAATTACAAATCCTCTATGGAAAAAGATATTAATACAGAAGAGTTTAAGATGAAGAACCCTTTTATTGTAAAACATAAAAAGTTCTACAATAATCCTTTCTTCTGGAGTGCTGTTATTGATAAAGAATTAGATATAGTTATCAACTCTTTATTTTTACATCATTCTTCATCTTTAGACGAGGATGTATTATCTGCGGTTATTCAAACCCCAAAAGCAAAGAAATCTGTAGTCAAGAAGGTAATGACTGTAGTATATGATAATTACAAGACTATCAATAGATCTTTCCGTATAGAAGATATTATGATGGATGCTATATATGCTAAGAATTTAGATGGTTTAAAAATGCTTGTAGAATTTGCTAATGAGCATCATATTAAACCATTAAAAGATAACTTTGGTAATATTGGAGATGAATTAGGGTTTAATGAAGCTGCTAAACTAGATTTTGAGATTGTAAAATACTTACACTCTTTAGGAGCTAAGGTTGATTGTTATGGTAATTGGCCTTATTATAATGCTTTAAAACATGGACAATTCCGTACTGCTAAATATCTTTTAGATAATGGTGCAGACCCAAAACAAAGAATGAATGTTGCAAAGATGGCTATCAAACATTCGTTTATTACAGCTAAAGATATTACCGAAGAAGATAAATCTGCATTCCCTTATTTTGAATCTCTCTATAATATTGGAGAAGAAAGTAGTGAAAATTAATGGCTAAACTTCCTTATTTCTGCAAGCAAGAGAAAGAATCTATTTTATTCTCAGCTAAGGGTAAAGAAATGGTAGCTTATATACCAGAGAAGTATTTCGATAGAAACATTGCAGAACAAGAAGGCGATTATATCAATATTATGGGTATTTTCAACTACACTGTTCAAGATATCGAAACTGGTAAAGATGATGGGTTAAGAATGTTTAAATTCCCATCTATGTTTGCTACTAGACCTTATGAGGTTACAAAGGTTAAAAAACTTAAACTTACTGTAAATAGCGACCCTGAAGATTATAGGGTTTTTAGATATAGAGATGATGATCAAATCATCGTATCTACTAAAGTTATTAAGTTTGTCGGCAACTGTGAAAAGATGCTGAATCTATTCTTTATGCTTGGTTATATTATCAATACTATTCCATATCAAGATATTCAGGATTTGGTTATCGACAATATGGCAATCAATGGTTTCTCTTATGGGATTAATAACCAAATGTTTGGCTTTGCCATTTCTGAAACTTGTAGAGACAGATTAGATGAGACTGTACCATTCAGACTATCTGGTTCTAAAGATATGAATGCATATAAGTCCATGTCTCTTCGTAATGTTTCTAGACTTATCTCTCCATATACAGCATTGATCTCTGAAGACTTTGATGAATCTGTATTAGCTGCTATGATGAATGAAAATCCTAAAGAAACTCCTTTAGAAGAGATCTTAGTAGGGGAGAACTAGCAATCAAGCTGGAAGGCTCTAGTATAACATTATATTAAATCTGGGGGCCATTTTTTGCTATGTGTCCTAGTCATTATAGTGAAATATGATAATCCTTAGGTTCTATATA